AAGGTAATCGTCCATACCTATACCGTTCTTTGAAATTATTTTCATCAACTCTGGTAAGTTTGCAGAGTGATACCTTTGAAGTGAAGTCATAGTTCTCCTTTGTAAGCGAGTGTAAATTGTGTCCCCGAAGGCGACATTACTATTTAACCATATAACACAAAAAAAGGGGATGTTGAATCCCCTACTTTTCTATTCTGTTTCTTCTACCTTTTTCTTCTTTGCACCAATATTATATTTTGTTTCTAATATCCAATCGCCTTTATCCTTATATGATAAGACTTTGATTTGATTTAAAGGTGCAATGTCTTGTATTCTTGTGACATCTACAACACCAATCAATCCCCAGTCTGCAAGTAATTGTGTAATGCGATTACGTCTTTGTACATCATTTGATGTCAAGTTCGCATGTTTACCATCTAATGCAAACAATTCTTTAAAGTGAACTAAAAAATATCTTCCCTGCTTATGTAAAATATGACAAGACTGATAAATCTTTTTCTCTTTGCGTGATGCTACTCCGATACGAGTCAGTGTTTCACGAACTTTTAAAAAATCATCTGGTTCACCTAATGTAACTTCGACCATCTGGTCGGGAGTCCATTTCACTTCAGATGCCTGAACCACGCTCATTTTGTGCCTCCAATCTCAAACTTTGATCTTATAAAAATAATTTGTTCTTTGGTCAGAATCCTCAAAGCTTGTTTTGCTTTTTCGTCACTATAATGATAATAACGTTTCACATAATCAAGATCTTTGATCGTATCCTTACGGAGCCAAGGAGAAAATCTTTTCTTTGGTCTCACAGTATTTATAAAAAAGTCATATTGCATACGCTTTGGTAAAAAGGAATACATGTTCATTTCATTGGAATACATCACTGTATCAAGATGTCCTGACAAACAACGATTTACAATGTATGGAGGAAAATCTTTCTCAACTGATGGATCTTCATCCATCAAATTTTTCTTTGTAAGGTTGATTGAATTTAACCAGTCTTTAAGTTCCATTAGTATCCCATATTATAAAGCATTGTTTGAAAGAGTTCATTTCCTTTTTTAATATTCTCTCTCCAATCAGACGCAGCATTTTCATCTGCCTTGTCCGATATGTATTTGAAGCATTTGAAATCGATATCATATTTTTTACATACTCTGGCGATTGCATATGCTTCCATATCTACTATATCACATTCTATCTCTGGTTTACCAACTGCAAAAGAATCCCCACTTCCAACAACTAAACCTCTTCTACCGATGCGAATGCCTTCTTCAAAAGGTGTTTGACCTAATCTAAATCCAAGTGGGCGAACATCCATGTCACGATCAACATATCCAGTGACTTCTACTAATCCTGATATATCTGCAACAGCACCCGCAGTTCCATAATTGATTATTCTCTTTGCTCCAGCATCTATCGCTTCCATTGTGGCAATAGTAGCATTTACTTTACCACAACCACTCAAATAGATTGAATGTCCTTTTAAACCCTCTGCCTCTTCTGGTAATGCAATAATAAAACTAGTAATCATTTTTTTACAAATTTATAAGCAAGAGATGTTCTTAAACCAATATGTAGTCTATGTGGTGCTCCTGCATAATGTAATATATTAGCAGAAAATAAAACTGCTCTATTTGGTTTATATGTAATGGTTTTTACCACCTCATCAGTTTTTAATTTATTTTTATCTAAATTCCAATCATCCCATTCTTGAGTGTCTTCATATTCAGGTCCTGATCTATTGATAAAATGCAAATGACCCTCCCAATCAATTTGCCAATCATTTGGAAAATATAAAAAAGTAAAGTGTCCATCATCTGTATGAGGATATCCAGATTGTCCTGCTGTTTGTCCATTCGCATATATTCTCAAACATTCTACATCACCAAGATCTAACTTGCTTGTAATAATATCCTTAAGGTAATCACTAAAATAATTATCAACTTCTAAATTATCCATATGCCATAAACGGTTTGTAGGAGTTCCTCCAGAAAAATTCCATTTTGGTTTTGACAATTCTTCTATTATTTTATTGCGATCAGATTCATTAAAAAAATTATCGTAGACATCAATAACAAATTTACTCATTAGATTCAAAATAATTTGAACAAGAACAAACAAGATTACGATCTCCGTAAACATTATCAATTCTTGATACTACTGGCCAGAATTTATTACTTTGATTTACAGGATATGCTGCCTGTTCTCTACAGTAATTAAATTGCCATTTATCACTTGCAATCATTCTAGCAGTATGTGGAGCATTTTTCAATAGGTCTTTGTTTGTGAATATTTCAGTTCTAATACTTCCCATTGCATCAACAAATCTTTGTAACTCATCAAGTGATTCACTTTCAGTTGGTTCGACCATCATTGTGTTTGAAACTGGCCATGATAATGTAGGTGCATGAAAACCGTAGTCCATTAATCTCTTTGCAACATCTTCTGCTGTAACAGGAAAAGTGCGACAATCAAATATACATTCATGTGCAATCCGATCATTCTCTCCTTTGTACAATACTTTAAAGTGTGGTTCGATCTTATGTGCTAACCAGTTTGCAGATAGTAATGATATTTCTGTTGCCTTTCTTAATCCGTCTCCACCCATCATACGAATGTACATCCAACTAATTGGTAATATACTTGCACTTCCATATTCAGACGCAGAAACTTTTTGGTCTACAAAAGGTGATAGATGCTCTGCAACACCAATTGGACCTACACCAGGACCGCCACCACCATGTGGAATACAGAATGTCTTATGCAAATTGAGATGACATACATCTGCACCATAATCACCAGGTTTTGCGAGTCCAACTTGTGCGTTCATGTTTGCACCATCAAGATAAACCTGACCACCATTCTCATGTACAATTTTACAAATCTCTTTGATAGAAGTTTCAAATACACCATGAGTTGATGGATATGTAATCATAATACAAGACAACTCAAACGTATTCATAATTGCTTGTTTTGTCAAATCTTTCATATCGATGTTTCCATCATCATCACATTTGATAGGAACAATCTTCATACCTGCCATTACTGCTGATGCTGGATTTGTTCCATGTGCACTTGTAGGAATTAAACATACATTTCTTTTATCATCACCACGACTTCTATGATATTCTTGTATCGCTAGTAGACCTGCATACTCACCTTGAGAACCTGCATTTGGTTGTAAAGATATAGCATCAAATCCTGTGATATCACACAACCAATTTTCAAGATCATCTATAATTTTTTTATAACCTTTAACCTGTGAACTTGGAGCAAACGGATGTATATTTGCAAACTCATCCCAACTTACTGGCATGAGTTCTGCTGCTGCATTGAGTTTCATTGTACAACTACCAAGAGGTATCATACCACTAACTAATGAAAAATCTTTTGAGACTAGTTCATGAATATATCTCATCATGTTAGTTTCACTATGATACTTATTAAATACTTCTTGCTGTAACCAAGGTTTAGTTCTCTCTGAAATATTTGACCACTTAACACTAACTACACTATCCCATGCCTGTAAAATAATTTGCATAGGAGTATCAATATCTGTTTGTGATTTTACTATGTCTAATATTGTATTAAAGTTAGATAATTCATCAAGAGATAATATGATATATCCATCCTCATAATTGACATTGTAATCTTCAATTATAAAATTAGATTTCCATCTAACAGTATCGAACCCATCACAATCATCAACTTCAAAACCATTCCATTTTAAAACAGTAATTAAAGTTGATCTTAATAGTTTAATTCTTCTTGCAATAACTTTGAGTCCTTCTGCACCATGATATGCAGCATAGAATCCTGCCATGTTAGCAAGTAGTGCTTGTGCTGTACATATATTACTTGTTGCTTTATCTCTACGAATATGTTGTTCTCTTGTTTGTAGTGCTAATCGTAATGCAGGATTACCTTGACTATCTACAGATTGTCCTACAATACGTCCAGGTATTTTTCTTTTATACTTGTCTGTGATTGCAAAGAAAGCAGCATGAGGACCACCAAAACCCATTGGAACACCAAATCTTTGCATACTACCAACAGCAATATCAAATCCCATCTCTCCCACAGGTTTCATCAACACCTGACACATTGGATCTACAACTGCAATCTTCGTGCACTTGTAAACATCTGCTACTCTTACGATTGCATCTGGATTAGATAATATACCTTTTCTATTTGGTAATTGAACTAATATACCAAAAGCATTTTCAAAATCTGATAGTGGTATTTTACTATCCAAATCATATTGAATTATATCAATACCTAATGGTTCTGCTCTGGTTTCTAAAACTGCTAATGTTTGTGGAAATACTTCACTGTCAACAATAAAAATACTTTTATTTTTGGAATTATTATATGCTAATATCATTGCCTCTGCTGCTGCAGTTCCTTCATCCAATAATGATGCATTTGCAACTGGCAATCCAGTGAGTTCTGTAATCAGTGTTTGATAATTAAATAATGCTTCTAATCTACCCTGTGATATTTCTGCCTGATAAGGAGTATATGATGTATACCAAGCAGGGTTCTCAAATACATTTCTTTGTATAACTGGAGGAACTATTGTGCCATAATATCCCTGACCAATTAAAGTCTTTTTAACTATATTTTGTTTTGATATTTCTTTTAATTCTGTGAGTGCTTGTTGCTCACTACAACCCTTTGGTAAATTACTTTCACCACGAAGAAGTATTGAATCAGGAACTATTTGACGAACAAGTTCATCAATATTAGAGACTTCTAGATCCTCTAACATTTTCTTTTCTTCTTCTTGTGAAATACCTATATGCCTTTTGGTAAATTCACTCATACTTTTTATTAAATTCCTTAAATGAAGATTGTAGTTGACCTTCGTTTTCTTTTGGATCGAATTTATTATATCCTTTTATTTTCTTCCATTCTTGATACAATGCACCTAATAACCATGCTTGAGAAAGTTGTTTAGGTCCGTTCTCCAATAATTCAAGATAACGTTTGTTACTTGTATATTGTTTGTATTCTTCTCTCCAGTTGGAGTCATCGTAAAGTGGTGTTGTCATTATCCGTATGTAAAAGTTTTTCCTTTGATTTGAGATTGTCCCTCTGGGTTTTTGCCCTGTGGTTTGAATTTACCTAATTTAATGTTTTTTGCTTTGCCAAGTCCACCTTTGCGTGTTGCTGATAGTGTACCAGTTTTTTTCGTTTGTGTCAACACAGAGTCTTGACCATACTTTTTACCAAGTGCTTTTACTGTTTTCTTGAACTTTCTTTTACCCATCTTTCCTGATGAGACTACATGACTTCTTTCTTTTACTTTCTTCTCTTCACCTGTCTTCTTATCTTTCTCCATATATGAACCAGTTACTTTTGTAGCACCACCTAAACCTCTACCACGAATATCTCTATCTAATTGTTTTGCCCTTGCACGATTTTCCTTTGCAGACTTATCTGCTCTGGACGCAGACATTGTAGCAATACCACCTTTATCAGACTTACTTTTAATCCTAGAAAGACTGCTCTCGTTTATAAATTCTTTAAAAGTCTTCATTCTTTGCGACAAGTTTTAAGTATTTATGAAACAAGACCTTCGTTCTCTAATTTCTTGTAATTATAACATTCACCAAAACTAAATTGTAAC